GCATGGCAACATACACAGCGGGGGACCAGATAAATCGGGCGCTCCGGTTGCTCGGCATCCTAGCCGAAGGTGAAACGCCATCCGCAGCCACTTCGCAGGATGCGTTGGTTGCCCTAAACCAGATGATTGACAGTTGGAACACTGAGCGTCTGTCGGTGTTTAGCACCCAAGACCAAATGTTTACTTGGACGGCTGGTTTTATCAACCGCACTCTTGGCCCAACAGGCAATTTTGTAGGCAACCGGCCTATTTTGCTAGATGATGCAACGTACTACCGTGACGCAAGCACAAACGTTTCTTACGGCATAAAAATGATTAACCAACAGCAATACGATGGTATTGCTGTGAAGACAGTAACGTCTACTTACCCGCAAGTGTTGTTTATCAACATGACATATCCAGATGTTGATATGTACATCTACCCCACGCCCACGCGGGACTTGGAGTGGCACTTTGTCAGTGTTGAAGAATTAACCCAGCCTGCTACGTTACAAACCGTATTGGCGTTTCCCCCAGGCTACTTGCGTGCGTTTACCTATGCGTTGGCGATGGAAATCGCGCCTGAGTTTGGTGTTGAGCCAAGCCCCCAAGTGCAACGCATTGCTATGACCAGCAAGCGTGACTTGAAGCGCATCAACAACCCTGACGATGTGATGTCAATGCCTTACGCTATTGTGGCCACTCGCCAGCGTTTCAATATCTACGCGGGAAATTATTAATGAATATAGTAGTCAACTGTTGTCATACTTGCTATGTTTTCCAGCAATAAATCCTTTCACTCCTTTGACCGCCCGCAAAAGCCCTTTGGCCTTGTAGGCATCAATAGCGTGCTGAAGATTTTGCTGGTGTGTAACAATTTCCAAATTGTCCAGTTGATTGTTGGCGCGATCAAGGTCTTTGTGATTTATCTCCAAACGGTTTTCAATGCGGCCATTAAATGCCTCCCACATCATTCGATGTACGCTGCGTTTGGTGTATTTTCCGTCCCTGCACAAACTAACAATGCAGTAATTTTTAAGCATTTGAAATTTTACCAACCGGTAAGCCGCATTGCCAACCCAAGTTTTGCCATGTTTGATAGAATGCGCTGTGGGAATACTGGTGCCCAAAAATTTAGCAACTTGTTTAAGGGTAGCGCCGTGTTCAAACATTTGTTTAGCTTCAGCAATTTTGGCAGCGTCAAGTGTCTTGCTTCTGGCAATTCGCCGCACGTTTCCAAAATCACTAACCTCATACAAGTCTTCAAAATCCAAAACTGGTTTCCATGTTTCCATAGTTTAACTCCATTTAATGTAAATGGGAGTATAGCATGAAGACGCCAATTCTTGGTTCATCCTATGTGGCGCGGTCAATCAATGCGGCAGACAACCGCATGATCAACCTGTTTCCCGAGATCGTGCCCGAGGGTGGCAAGGAAGCCGCATTTCTGCAACGCGCGCCAGGTCTTAAACGCCTTGCCACTGTAGGCACTGGCCCTATCCGTGGGCTGTGGTCCTACGGTGGGCTGGGTTACGTAATCAGCGGCCTTCAGTTATACCGGCTTCAGCCCAATTGGACTGCTGAACTTATTGGCAACGTAAGCGGCACTGGCCCTGTCAGCATGGCCGACAACGGCACTCAATTGTTCATTGCTTGCGGCGGTCCCAGCTACATCTACAACAACAAAACACTTGTTCTTGCGCCTATTACTGACCTTGATTTTGAAGGTGCTTTAAGCGTAGGTTTTATTGACGGTTTTTTTGTATATAGTCAGCCTAATAGTCAATTGCTTTGGGTCACTGACCTTAATAACGGCACAAGCATTGATGGAAACAATTCTGCTTCTGCCGAAGGCAATCCAGATAACATTGTGTCGCTGATTGTTGATCACCGTGAAGTGTGGTTATTTGGCACTCAGTCTGTTGAAGTCTGGTATGACGCTGGGCTTGCAGGTTTCCCGTTAGCAAGAATCCAAGGCGCGTTTAACGAGATTGGTTGCGCCGCCGCGTACTCGGTGGCCAAACTAGACAACGGTTTGTTCTGGCTGGGCCAAGACGCCCGTGGCCAAGGCATTGTGTATCGGTCTAACGGCTACAACGGCATACGGGTTTCTACTCATGCCATCGAATACGCAATCGCCCAGTACACCTACATTCAAGACGCCTTTGCTTATACATACCAACAAGAAGGCCACAGTTTCTACGTTCTAATTTTCCCAACGGCCAACGCCACATGGGTTTACGATGTGGCTACTCAGGCTTGGCATGAACGTGCTGGTTTTGTTGATGGTCAATTTACCCGCCATCGCTCTAACTGCCAGATGCTGTTCAACAACCAGATCGTGGTGGGCGACTATCAAGACGGGCGCGTGTATGCGTTTGATCTGGACAAGTATTCGGATGACGGCAGTATTCAAAAATGGCTGCGCTCTTGGCGTGCGCTGCCCACGGGCACAAACAATTTAAACCGCACAGCGCATCACAGCCTGCAACTGGACGCCCAGACTGGCGCGTACTTGCCAGGTGCATTTGATATTGTTGATGCCACAAGCTCGGCTCCGGTATACCTGCTTTCAGAATCGGGTGCTTTTTTGATAACCGAGTCCGGTAACCGTTTAATAGATGAAGTGGGCGCGTTTGTAAGTCCACAACCAAGCGTTATGTTGCGCTGGTCAGATGATGGCGGCCACACATGGTCCAGTGAGCACTGGAAGGGCATGGGGGCTGTTGGCCAGTATTTCTACCGCACGATCTGGCGGCGTCTGGGTATGACCGTTAAGTTGCGTGATCGCGTTTATGAGATTTCGGGTACTGACCCCATCAAGATTGCGATCATGGGGGCTGAACTTCACATGACGCCGACCAATGCTTGACATTACCCAAATCCCTTCATCAAGGGTTCCGATTACCGAAGATGGGCAAGCGTTCATTTCGCGGGAGTGGTACAGGTTTTTGTACAATTTGTTTGTTTCGAATGGCTCAGGCGGCGCTCCCACATATACAAACCCATCTACGCCGGTGGTTGCCAGCACATCGCCGTTTCTGTACACTAACACAGAAACATACACTGTCGATCTTATGATCAGTGGCGGCGGCGTTTCTCAACTGGAATTCTCGCGGGATGGGGTAATTTTTTACGATACCGGTAGTTATTACGGTATGTTCACTTTATCCCCGTCTGATATGCTTCGGGTTACATACACCCAAGCGCCCATTTTGACTTTGATTCCGAGGTAATAATATGCCATCTGCTGCTCTTTCACCCGCACCAAAACTTCAGTTTTTTGATACTGCCGGAAACCCGTTGACTGGCGGCAAAGTGTATACGTATGCGGCTGGCACGACCACGCCGTTGGCAACGTATGCTGATGCTGGCGGCGTAACAACCAATACCAATCCAATTATTTTGGATGTTCGGGGCGAGGCAGGCATTTGGTTAGATTCCGCAGCTTACAAATTTGTTCTTAAATCTGCCGCTGACACATTGATTTGGACAGTTGACAACATTACCAGTACCGACGGGGTAAAAGCCTACGTAATCGGTTTGTTAACCGCATATGAAGCTGATGTGGCCAACACCACAGACGCTGCCAAAGGTGATGCCTTGGTGGGCTTTAGGCAGTCAAACGCTGCCGGTGTTTTGGCAAACGCTGTTGGCCGCACGGTCCATCAGAAACTGCAAGAAATGATTAGCGTTTTTGACTTTGGTGCAAAAGGCGATGGGGCGACAGACGACACAACATCCATTCAAAATGCAATTAACTCTGTGCAAGCTGCTAAGGGCGGCACATTGTATTTTCCACCAGGCACGTACAACATTTCAGCACCTTTGACCGTTACTGGCTCTAACGTGATGCTCATGGGCGCAGGCGGGGATAGTTTCCACGATGGCGGGACAAACGCATACCCTGCCACCAAAATTGTATATACGGGCACAACCAACACCAACTCGATTGTTACGTTCAAGACAATCAACAATGTGGCCAATTCAAAGATTCAAGGCGGCGGTGTTCAAAACATGTGGCTTGCTTGCGAAGGCACAATGGCAGGCGGCATTACGATCTTGTCTGCCAATGGCGGCACGTACAAAAACGTAGTGGTTACAAGCCCTACGTTTACCGCCTACAACATTACATCGTGGGCAAACGGAACAATTGCTGAAGCTGCTGACAGCCAAGACAATTTGTTCATGCAATGCCAGTTCAGAACTATTGACTTGGCGTCCACCGCCAACGCAAATGGTTTTGTTTTTACCAGCACTGGGCCAGGCACAGCATTCGCCAACGCTTCATTCAATACCTTGATTAACTGTCTTGGTCAAGTTAAAAACGGTAACGGTTATTACTTGGAAGATGCTGACAACAATGCGTTGTTTGGCTGCCGTGTAATCATTACCGGTACGGGTAAATCGTTGTTTATTCGCGGTGCGGACACCAACTATTTTTATGGTTTTTCTGGCGCTGGCATTGTTGTTCAAGGTACAGCAGAAGGCGCTTGGGCCACACCTATTGGTAACTGTTTCTTGTTCCCAGACGAGGGTAACGCCACCACATACCCAACCCTTGGCACAGGCGTGCGAATTTACTGGCAAGGTCAGTATGGTGTGTTGGTCAAAGGCCGCGCCAATCAAATGATTGTTGCAGATTCCAACGCAAATGCAAACGCTGCATTGGCAAACCAAGGCGTCTTTTCTCTTGTGGTTTCCAACGACTCGGGCGCATCGGTAAAAATTACCAACGCGGCAAACCAATATTGGGGCATGGCGCTTACCAATTTTTACGGCACAAACGATTTGCGCTTTACGCCAGGCCAAGCAGGCAGTTATTTTTACATGCTTGCGGACGCTGGATTCCAAGGTAACACTTATTTCCCAGGCGCGGGCACTACGGCGTCTGGTGCAAATGCGTACCTCAACAATGCGTCTACCCCATCTAACTTGTTGCTGCGGTCCACATCGTCAGTGAAATACAAGACTCAGATTGAAGACATCAAGCCTGAGTACGTTGACAACTTGAGCAAGTTGCGCCCTGTCTGGTATCGCAGCTTGGCAGTGGCGGATAACAAAAATTGGTCTTGGTATGGTTTGGTTGCTGAAGAAGTGGCCAAGGTTGAGCCTAGACTGGTCATTTGGTCGTACGCCAACGACTGCTACACCGAAGAAACAATGATTGACGCAGAGGGCGTTGAGCAGGTCAAGCGCACGCTTAAGCCAGATGCCACACTATCGCCTGATGGCGTGCAGTATGACCGGATTACTGCGCTGCTGGTGGCCAAGGTGCAACAGTTGGAAACTCGCCTTGCTGAACTTGAGAAAAAGGCTTAAATGATCGAACATCATTTCAGCGCCGGTGTGTATGCCAAGGAGGCGCGCATCCCTGCGGGGCATGTGCTTGTCCAGCATAAGCACAAATTTGACCATTTGTCCATTTTGGCCAGTGGGTCAATTGAACTGATGGTTGACGGGAAACGCAAAATTATTGACGCGCCAGCTTGTTTAACCATTGAAGCAAATAAGCATCATGGCGTAAAATCCCTCACAGACGTTGTGTGGTATTGCATTCACGCCACGGAATGCACCGATACAGATGAAATTGATGAAGTGTTAATAGCGGCAGGCGATAACGCGCAAGCCCACGAAATGGCCCAGTGCCTTCAGGAGAATTGATATGCCATGGATGATACCCGCCGCTATTATCGGTAGTTCTTTGCTTGGCTCTAGCGCAGCAAGCAGAGCCGCGTCTCAACAAGCCAACGCTGCCAATCGTGCTGCCGATCTTCAAAATGAACAATATCAGCAAACGCGGCGCGATCAAATGCCGTACATGCAAGCCGGTACTAGAGCGCTGACTAAACTTGAAGGATTGGCCGACTACCAAAAGTTTGGCATGGATCAGTTTACGCAAGACCCAGGTTATGCCTTTAGGCTAAAGGAAGGCATGAATGCGTTAAACAATCAAGCCGCTGCCCGAGGTGGCTTGATCTCTGGAAATGCTTTACGCGCTGCTCAAAAGTATGGTCAGGAAATGGGTTCGCAAGAATACACAAATGCGTTTAACCGTTATCAAGCAGAACGTAATGCCCAATTAAATCCGTTGCAATCTTTAGCTGGCGTGGGTCAAACAACTGCTCAACAGCTTGGTGCAATGGGCGCAGCTAATGCTGGCGCAGTGGGCAATTATTTGACTGGCGGCGCAGCAGCAAATGCTGCCGGTACAGTTGGCGGCGCAAACGCCATTACCAGTGGGCTGGGTACTTACCTTAACTATAATCAAGGCAACAATTTGTTGTCGGCGTTGCGCGGCGGTGGCCGTGGTGGTGGTGGATCGGGCGGCGGTTATAACTCATTTTTTGGTTCTACCCCAGCAGGATACGGCGACGAATATTAAGGCATAAATCATGGCAATTGATCCAAACATCTCTCTTGGCGTTCGGCCTATTGAACTTGCCAATCCATTGGCGCAGTACGGCCAAATCGCGCAGATTCAACAAGCCCAACAAGCTAATCAATTAAACGCGCTTAAGATGCAAGAAGCGCAGGCTACGATGGAAGAACGCAATGCGTTGCGCCGTTTAGACCCAACAGCGGCTGATTACGAAAGCCAACTGTTTAGAGTTAACCCTCAATTGGGCATTAATTACCGAAAAGAGGCCGCAACTACTGCCGCGCAAAAAGCCGCTGAAACTAAATCTTTAACTGAAACGGCAGGGTTAAAACAAAAAATGTTAAGCCAAGCCTTGCGCGATATTAGTTATCGTCCATCAGACGCTAACATTACCGCCCACACAGAGGATATTCAAACATCGTCTTTGTTTTCACAGGAAGAAAAAGCAAAGGCTTTAATTACGCAACAAACTTTGTTGGCAATTCCTTTTGAGCAACGCCAATCGTATCTTTCGCAACAAGGCGCTACAGCTAGCGAATTGCGGCCAGTTTCTGTAGCACCTGGCGCATCGCTTGTTGGTAGAGATAATAAAGCCGTATTTACCGCACCTTTTGCACCGGAAAAACCACCCGCGCCTACAAACCTTGCTAAATTGCAAAACGAATTGGCTGCGTTGCAGCCTGGCGATCCACGCATTCCGCAATACAACGCGCTTATCCGCAAAGAAACTACCCATGCACCAGGTACAAGCGTAACTATGGTGGCAGAAAAAGCCGAAGCAGGCGCGTTTGGCAAAATGATGGTGGATCAATTTGCAGACCTTTCTAAATCCGCTAACTTAGCAGTTAAAAGTTTGCCTTCAATTGAGGCCAACTTAAATATTTTAAACAAAGGATTGGACACCGGATTTGGTACCGAAACCAAAGCCGCTGGCGCACGGGTTTTAAGCGCTTTGGGCGTAAAAGACGCGGAAAAATACGCAACCGATACACAGACATTTCAATCAAACGCCATTCAAGGATTGCTGCAAAAGCAGCTTGAACAAAAAGGTCCGCAGACTGAATCGGATGCCCAGCGTCTTGAACAAATTGGCGCGCAACTGGGTAAAACCAAAAAGGCCAACGAGTTTATTTTGGACACCGCCAGAGAACAACTTAAACGTGATATTGAGCAGCGTAATTTTTATGCTAAATGGAAAGAAAAAACAGACAGCTTTAAAGGTGCTGAAGACGCTTGGTTTAACGGCGAAGGTGGTAAGTCTTTGTTTGATCGCCCCGCGCTTAAAAAGTATCTTACACCAACAGTAGGCGCGGTATCGCAAATTCCTACAACTGCTGCGCCCGTTCGTTCAACGCCTGTTGCACCAAACATTGACGCGTTGCTTAACAAGTACAAATAATTATGGCCACACTTGAACAACTTAGTTCCGCGTTGGTCAAGGCCGATGCTGCAGGAAATACTGCGGATGCTAAAGCGCTTGCTGACGCAATTCGGCAAATGCAAACTGCGCCAGTTGAAACAATGCCATCTGAAATACCTAGTCCTCGCCGAGAACCAAGTTTTTTGACGCAGTTAGGCCGCGGCACAGCATCTTTGGCCGATGTTACCGTTGGTGGGTTAATCCCTGCTGCAATACAGCAAGTCGGGTACCCCATTGCTCGATTGGGTCGATCAGAAGAAGAAGCAAAAGCTACTACGCAACGTCTTATTGGCGCAGTTGATCAACCGTTTGGTAAATTTTTTGGTGTGTCAGACACGCCTGAATACCAACAAGAGGCTGGTCGTCAACTATTAGATTTTGTTGGTCAAAATTTTCAAAAAGGCGCTAAATGGATTGCGGGAAAAACTGGCCTTCCTCAAACCGATGTTGAAAATATTTTGGGCACGGCAACCATAGCCGCGCCTAAAGTTGTTCCTCCTGTTGCCCGTGCATTTCGCGATGTAACTGCGCCTGTTATTGAAAAAGCCACAATAGCCGCCAAAATGCCGTTTGAAAAACAAATGCAAGCAAAGCGCGAGCGTTTGTCGTTAGAAGATTACGCCCGTGGCCCACAAATTGACGCGGTTGCTGACGCTAGGCGGTTAAAACTGTTATTAAATCCAGTAGACATTGAAAACACTGCGGGTACAAGATTAACGTCGTCAATTGCTGGCGATAAAGGCGTTGAAGCTGTTATAAACGCCAACAAAACCCAAGTTCGCAACATTGCGCTAAACGAATTGGATTTACCACCTACTACGCAACTTAATGGATCAACTGCGTTTAAAGAATCTCGCGCTAAAGTTGCGGAGCCATACGAACAAGTCAAAAAGTTGCCGGTACAACAAGCCGATGACGCAATGATTCAGCGGTTAGAAAATCTACGTGCAGATTTGGATGTTATTGGCGCTAAAGAATACGCGCCAGCTATTAGTAAAATTGTTGATGACGCAATTTCCAAAACGCAAACCGGTTTGACTGGCGAACAACTTTTAAAAAACGTCAGCGTTTTGCGAGAGCGCGCACGTAAAACATACAACAACAAATCTGCGACAACGGAAGCCTTAGACATTGCGGATACTAATCTCAAGGTAGCGACTGAACTTGAGTCAATGATGGACAACAGCATTTCTAACCCGAAATTGCTTGATGAATACCGTGCCGCACGTCAACAAATGGCACGTTCATACGCGTATGAAGGCGCTACAGACTTCAACACCGGCATCATAGACGTTAAAAAGTTAGCGCGTATTACAGAAAAAGATAACGCCATGACCGGCGACATAGCGGCGTTAGGGCGCGTTGCGGGTAACTTTCCAGAAGTGTTTACCAACAAAGCCGCTACGCCGTTTTCTAAGGCTTTGGCAATAGGCCGCAGCGGTGCAGCCGGTACATTAGGTGGTGTTGCCGGTTACGCGCTAGGACAAGACTATATTAGCGCCGCAGCAGGCACGGTTCTGGGCGCACTTGGAGGCAAGGTAGGTCAGTCTGTAGCGGCCAACCGCATGGCTTCGCCTGGCTATCAAGCAGGTTTAAATTTGCGCGACATGCGAATTCCAGTTAATCAATTGGCCGCATCCATGCAACCAATTCCGCAAAACCGGTCTCTCGTTCCGTACGAAGCGCCTGTTGAGGTTTTGATGCCTGGTCAAGGCCCATACCAGCCTAACTTTGTAATGCAGCCCAATCAGTATGCGGCAAAAGTAACGCCTGGCGTTGAAGACATCCGCAACGGATTGCCTGCCCCAAGCGCCGCCGCAACCATGAACGCTTTGCGTGCTGAGCAACAACGCGCTGGGGGAATGTCTCGCACATTGGGCCAGCAGGCCGAAGCCCAGCAAGCGGCTGCTGAAGCCGCCGCGCGCCGCCCAACCAGTGGCGCAGTTGAGTTGCAAATTAACCCATTGACCGGTCTGCCTGAAATTGCCAAAGGCATTAAGGGCGCAACGCCTGCAATCATAGAAGGCGCAAACAAAGCCGCCGTTACCGCCGCAGAAAAGATGCGTGCAGGCCGCGCATTTGACATGACAGCAATAGAAAAAGTCCAATGGG